CGCCTGGATGATGTTGTTACCGGCACTGCGGCCCATATCGACTTCTACTGGCTCAAATGCTTCTCCGCTCATGGTGTATTTCCCATAGAGCACAGCTTCAATTGCTTGCTTCTCTTCCACCTGTGCAATCGCCAGCTCTTCATCTTTCATGTTTTGAAGGATGATGCGGCGGCGGCGATAGGCAGGGTCGGCCAGATTTTGTGGGTCTTCATCAGGCAGGCGGCGAAGAGTCATCAGCGGGTTAACTTCATGCTTAGGCTTCACATAGCCAGGCGTAAATTCCGACGTGCTGCCGCCACGGGAACGGATCACTTTCCCGGAGACAATCGGCGACACGTAAAGAGCCATGTTGACCAGGCCAGGAATTTGCGACAGGTAGACTTTTTCTGTACTGAAGGGATAAGTTTCGCGAAAGAAGATGCGCAGGAAGAGCGGATCGAACTTGAATTTCTTCTCATTGACCGCCAGAAGCTGGGCTGTTGTGTACACTGACATAGAATTTTCCCGTAAAAAAAGCCGCATATGCGGCTTTTATGAAAGTTGAGGGTGATTAAACGATGCTGATCGCAGTACCGGCGAACGCGTTACGCTTGATATTTTCGTCGGTAACAGCAGATGGCCAGAGCACATCTTCGATGCGGAACGAGCCGGATTTATAAAATGCCAGTTCTGCACTGCTCTGGTCAGCAGTAACCGCCAGAATGCCGGTTGCTGCACCTGCATTCTCGCCGTCCCACACAGTTAGCTTGCCTGACGTAGCATCGAGCATGAGCGGGGTCATTGCCGGGGTGGATGCTGTCAGTTCGCCCGGTGCATACGCAGTGTGTGCCGGATCGCTGTTACCGAGCGGCTGGTGATGAGTAAATACTTCGGTGATTGCCATGTTAGCCTCTTATACGGGGGTGTTTAACAAATCGTCGCCGGCTTCAGCAGAGACATTCCCTGCAGAAAGAGCGCCAGGTGCGGTTTCCATCAGACGATCCAGCGCCGTATCGGTACGCGCCTGGGCGCTTTGCGGCGCCGCAGCCAGAATGCGCTGCGCACTCTCGACCGTCATGCCCGGCGTTTCGGCCAGCGCGCGGGCCTGTGATTCGCGACCTTTTGCCTCTTCGCAGTTCAGAATACCCATGATGCGACCGTTCTCGGCGGCTACGGCTGCCGAAACCTGAGCGCTGAGGTCTGCCGGGGCCGTTAAAGCCGCGGTTGTTGTGTCAACGGTGGTGACCTGCTCAGTTGGTGCAGAAGTCTGTGTAGCTGTCTGGTCAGCTGGCTGATTGGTCGCTGCAGATGCAGAAGGTGATGGCATAGTTCCTCCAGTGGTTGTTTTTTTGCGTCTGTCGAGTGCTTCACGCATCACGCCGAGCGCATCGGTATTGTTAACAAGTTCATCCGCCAGACCGTTATCCACGGACTCCTGGCCTGAGAAGACAGCCGCTTCAGTGTCCAGTACGGCCTGCACTGACATGCCGGTATAAGCGGAAACCTTTTCGGCAAACATCTGACGAGTGGCATCGATACGCGTCTGAAAATCCGCGCGAACGTCCTTCGGTAGTTTTTCGTAAGGATTGCCGTCGACTTTGTGATCGCCGCTGTAAATCAGCGTGACCTCAACGCCGTTAGTTTTCAGTGCAGCGCCATAATTACTGTGCGCCATCATGACGCCGATAGATCCGGTTCTGGCCGTTTGCGTGACAAGCCGTCGTGATGCAGAACTGGCAATAAGCTGCCCTGCGCTGCAGTTCATATCGTTCGCCAGCGCCCAGACGGGCTTGATATCCCGCATCCGGGCAATAATATCGGCACAGTCAAAAGCTCCGGACACCATCCCGCCCGGCGTGTCCATATCCAGCAGGACACCGTCCACGCCGGGATCGCTGATTGCCTGCTGCAGGCGGGCAATGATCCCGTTATAGCCCGTCATACCGGAATAAGGCTGCAGTGACCGGGTTTTGCTGACCAGCGTGCCGGAAACGGGAAGCACCGCGATCCCGTTTGTTACCTGATAGCTCCGCGCTGGCCGGGGCCCCATTTCCTCATCATCGCCAAACAGCGCCAGCGGCTCTGCAATTTGTTCTGCACCGAGCGTGACGCCAGAAGCGGGATCCGTCAGACGGGTGATACCCAGCTGGCCTGCCAGCGCGCAAAAGAAAACCCGCGCGTAGGCGGGTTCAAGCATCAGCGGCTCATTGAAGGCCATGCTGGCAATGTGCGGGAGATTACGCAGCTCTGGCGTCATCTTTATCCTCCTCGTTTGATTTTTTCAGCCCTGCGTCGAAAGCAGCAGCCGCCCATGCCGGAGGTTTAAGTCCCGCCTGGCGGCGCTCCATAGTTTCACGTACCTGCTGAGAAAATATTTCCTGATAGTCATCTCCGCGTTTGGCACACTCCTTCTCATATGTGCTGAGACCGGCCTCGATCAGCATTACGGCCTCCTGCACCTCCTTCAGCCCATCAATAGCCATGCGCCCCGAGCCAATCCAGTTGGCGTTACCCCATGCGGTTCTCGCCTCCTGGAAGCTAAACCTGGCTTTGGACGGGAGCGTGACAACCCGGCGCGCAATCGCCTCTTCGAGCCAGCAGACAAACATCTGACAGGCCTGCCGGGCCGCGACAAACTTCCGACGCCCCATAAAGAACGCCCAGGATTCATTGGCGCTGGCACGCGCTGTCGAATAGCTCATCTGAGAGTAGTTGCGGGAAAGTTGCTCATACGACACACCAAGACCAGCCGAGATATAGCGCAGAAGGGATTGTTCAAAGGTGGAATAACCGTTATCGGTATCCTGCGCTGACTGAAGGTTCAGTGAATCGCCCGGCAAAAGATGAGGCACTTTCGCGCCACCGAGGCGAACCGGCGCCGCGGCGTAATAAGATGCCATTTCGCCAAGCCAGCCCGTCAACTTATTTTGCTGCTTGCTATCCGCGCCGAGGATAAAGTCCATCGCCGTATCGGTATCAAGCTCACTTTCGATGGTGGCCGCATACATGGCCTTCACTATCGCGCTCTGGAGCTGGGTATTTTGCAGGGTGTCGAGCATTTTCATCTGCTCCATCACGCTGTAAAACACGTTTGCGCCGCGGGTCTGTCCATCCTCAAGCGGTTCAAAAATATGGATGAATGATGGCCTTCCGCCCGGCAGTTCCCGTGGTATATAGGTCCATTTTTGCGACATCCAGCCAGGATAGCTGTCTTCGCTGACGTAGTACCCCAGCGCTGCGCCGCTATCACTGATTTTGACGCCCGCGCGACAGTTACGCGTGTCACCTGTATTACCGGGATTACTCACGCGTTTTGGACTAACCATTTTAAATTGCGTGCGAAAAAGTCGCGATGAATCACTGTCCCAGGTGGGCTGAACGCACAGTTCGCCGTTAAAAGCGTGCGTCGCGACACCTTCGCGGATCATCATGGTAAAGGTTCGCTTGCGCTCGGCATCAATCCCGCAAAAGTCATCCTCCGCATATTCATACCAGGCGGCCTCCACTTCCCTGGCAAACGCTCGGCTTTCCTCTTCTTTAATGCCGAGATATCGCCAGCTCGGGCAGTAACTCAGTCTGAAAAAAGACCCGACGATGTGATCCTGGTGCAACTGCACGGCGTTTGCCGCATAACCATTGTTTCGGACCAGATCATCAGCACGGGCATTCCCCCGTGAGAAGTTCGGCAGAAGTGCGGCGTCGGCACTTTCACTCTGGGGATTCCAGGCATTTAGCTGTCCACCGAATCCGCCGCCACCGGCGTGATAGCCTGCATATTCCCTCAGGGAGGTTTTCCCGTCAGGGCCAACTAAAGAAGGAATTTTCATGCGTAGAACCTTGCCGGCCCGCGGCGTCGTGAAGTGGTACCGACCTGTGACTCAAGATCGGCGATGTACTTTTTCAGATCGCTGACTGAGGTCGCCGTAAATTCCACCTTTCGCCCGTCTTTCTGTACCGTCGCAACCCGTTTCCCCATCATCAGGTCATGTAACGCTGCGCGCGCGGCATCCAGTTCAGCCTGTGTTACCATTATTCATCTCCCGCTAATGCCCTGGCATAATCAGCCAGAGATTTGTTATTTTTACGGCCAGTGTCTTCTTCCAGTAAGCTGGCCAGAAGAGAATCCAGATCCAGCTGCCAGCGGGAGATACTTATCCGCAGTGCTGCAAGCGCGTAGACAAAACAGTCAAGCGCCTCGTTTCGTCGTTTTTTACTGTCCCAGACGATTTTTTTCTTCCCGTCTACCCACTTCTCAACCTGCTCTTCAGCCGTAAGCTGCTGAGCCTCAGCTAAATCATATATTTCAGGGTTATTAGGGAAGTGAACCGCACCCGCCAGCGGCTCGTCGCCTTCTGCCACCAGCGTGAAACGGTTATAAATCTGCTCTTTCGCGGTGTCTGTTCCTACCTCAGTGAGATAAACGCCATTCTTGTTACGCTTGCGAGGCATATTCGCCACGGGCTTGCCGTAAACAGATGCGCCTTTAACAGGAATGACACGAAACAGACCATGCTTTTTCGAGCGGTTATAAACAATCGTTGGGTCTATGCCGCCGATATCCCAGCAGATGCGGGAAATAAGCATCTCAACGCCGTTAGGCCTCGGATAGGTTTTGTTGATCGCCTCGTCCAGCCTGAGAAGCGTGGATTCATCATCATGGCGACCCATAATGATAATTTTGTCGATAAGCCAGCTTTCCTCGCCAGGCCCCCAGCCCCAGACACGCATTTCGTAACGGTCAAGCTGGGAGTCAATACCGGCAGTAAGGTAGGCCACGCGCTCCGGCACCCTGGCCCCGAAGTGCTCAATACGTTCGGCCATCACCTCAGCATCAGGACGCTCACCAATTTTAGGCTCCCACGTTTCACCAAGCGTTGTGTTGACGAACGTCTTACGTTTCCCCGTGTCGCCTTTGGTCTTGATCCAGTCCTTGACGATTTGCACCCATGTTGTGAAGGGGCTATAGGCCGTCCAGACGTGAAAGGTAACGCTGTCAGGCGGATCAATTTCGGTACCCGATGATGAAAACCAGCAAAGGCCGTCGCGCGTCCAGATCCCGGTTTCATCACAGATGTACCTCGCCTGCGAAAAATCGAGCTCCTGCTGTTTAATTACGCAGGCATTGTGCTCACACAGGTATATAACGCTGGCAGGATCCCCCGGCGTCCACTTGAATCCGAATGGCGTCTCTTTATCGCCGAATTTAAGGTACTGCTCTTCCCCACAGTGTGGGCAGGGAACATAGAAGCGTAAGAAATGCTCCGACTCTTTGGCGGCACGTTCAATCTGGCACGTTCCTTTAATTTTGGGTGTGGATCCTCGTATGGATTTAGGCCAGACCGACCCTTCAATACGTTTATCACCCAGAAACGTTGGAGAGCCCTCTTTCTCGATATCCTCGTCAAATGCCGCCAGCTCGTCATAACCCGCCACATCAACCGATTTTTCACGGTAGTTTTTTGCAGCTTTACCACCGAGGCACCAGAAACCGCGCCCATTCGAGAAACGTTTCATGCTCAACGTGTTGTCCCGGTGTTTTTTACCGTACCAGGGTGCCAGCGCCAATAGCGTGGGGATATCCCTGATTGTCGGTTCGACATGGGACTTCATGAAGTTCTCTGCATCACCGTCGGTAGGTAACCAGATAAGTGAGTTACGTTGTTTATGCTGGATGAAATACGCATACACCCCGAGCAGCATTTTTGAATAGCCTACACGGGCAGACTTAACGACATTAACCTCACGGATATAGTCATTACCCATCGCATTCATTATCGCACGCTGAAACGGCAGCGTTTCCCAGCGCCCTTCCTGATAAGCAGACTCTTTCGGGAGGTAATAATTTTCGTCTGCCCACTCTACCGCCGTTTGCGGCTCTGGCCGGTACAGCGAACGGAGCCCCGAGCGCGCGGAGTGCTGTAGCCCCTTAACCTGACTGTTCGATATATTCACTCAGCAACCCCGGTATCATTTCATCCAGCGCAGCTGCTTTGTTCATGGCTTTTATGATGTCCTTCTTGAGGAAATCAATATGTCGATTTTCCAGTTCCGGAAAGCGCCGCTGAACCGACAGAGGTATTCCATCAAGGATACTGGCAATTTCTCCGGCTATCCGCGACAGCACGAACGTGCAGAATGCGGTCTCCACCACCTCAGCGGACTCTTTTGCATTTTTTAGTTCCTGAGCATCAGCCTGGGCTCGGGTAAGCCGATGGCGCTCATAATCAATCGTGCCAGGCTGGAGGTCTGATTCTGAATCAACTCTCAGCTGCTCAACCTCTTTGCGCAGCTTTTCGTTTTCGATCGCTGCGTCCCGGGCGGAATACCATTCAATTGCGGCGGCAGAGTCATAAAGCACTTCATTCCCTTTACCGCCACCTCGCGCAACTGGCATTCCCTGATCCTGCCAGTTCTGGATCGTGCGGATGCTCACACCAAAAATCTCTGAAAGGCGTTTTTTATTGACCTCCATGACGAACTCCAGGCGAAAAACAGGGTAAGGAAACCATGCCGGGTAAAATGACTACTACCAGGCTTTAATACTTCCTTTCTTTTGGTTGGTTATACCCAGAAAATACAATGATTTAGAAAGAAGAAGAACGGAAACGGCAAAATCCTGAAAATTTTCATAAATAGCGAGAACCTGCGAGGTCGCCGCCCCGTAACAGAACGGATCACCGGAAAGGACCCGTGACGATAATGATTATCAGTTTCACTTAAAAATGATTTTGCTTACTCCTTCTATAGGGGAATTATGCGCACCAGAGCAGACCACTTCTCTTCGCCAAAGCGAGTTGCATTGTCAACTCCAATTACTCAACCATGCAAAAAACCACCAGCAGGTACTGGTGGTTTATATACATTTCGAAAAGATTAAGTTAGCGCCTGATATTTCTTTTCTATTTGCTCAAGCAATGATTTACTAACTTTAAACGAGAAACTTTCGCCTGTTGTTGTGCTTACCACACATCTAAAGTCTTTAGGTTTGGCACCTTGCTCCTTCAGCCCTTTGGCAACTTCATCGATCCAATTAGAATTGTCATCAAGATCAATCCATAAAGTTGCTTGCTCCCCATACTCTAGTTTTTGAGGCAATTTCATGGAGTGTTTAGAATTGAAGGGCTGATAGAAAGTGATGCTTTTCTTAAACTCCCATATAACAGACGTAACATTTATCGTGTAGAGAGACATGTTAGTAATAACAATCGAGACCCCATGGTTTTTGTAGGGGCCGGAAAAAAATACTGACAGCGAAGCTTTACACGTTATATGGGCTTTGGGTTTTCTCAAGCCTAAATGCAAAGAAACACAGACTGCTAAAAATGTAGCAATGCCAGCGAACCAAGTTCCTATCATAGACCAAAACGCCCAATCAGCTGCATCCGTTGCGGCTTTAAGGGCAGCTAAAGCCATTACTTTCTCATCCATATACACCTCACTTTTTTGGTGGGAGTATATTAGAAAGTAGAATCATCGGCACCTCAAGATAATATCCAAGCGGATGATATTTGAAGATGACCAATCGCGTAGGGTTAAGAATCACTGCCGTTCTTTATCAATCTGCCTTATGCCAGCGAAGTTGTTGTTACCTTTTTCAATCACGGCCAGCAGCGGCTTAATCCACAAAACAGCCTGGCAGTACGTCATTGAGCTGGGGGAAGCGGAACGATCATTGGCTTCGTCAGTTCTGTCGGTATTGGTGTGCATTGCGCTGGAACGTAAACGGTACGCGTATTCGAGCAGCCCACCAGCAATGTCAGCAGGAACAGGCAGATCACAGGTTTTTTCACGGCGGAGAATCTCCCGGTATTCGATTACGGTTTCTTCGGTGCTGGTGTCGATCAGGGAGTTTAGCCTGATGGCATGTTCTGCAACCTGATTGAATCGATTGAAGTTGAATGCCTGGGTGGCGATCACCTGCCCCTGCATAGAGTTGTCACTTCGCAGAACGTCGTTATCGCTCTGAAGGCTACTGGCGTCGGAGCAACTCTTAGCGAGAGCGACCGAAAGGACAGCAATAACAACAACTCCTATAAGACCCGTATTAATTTTCATTGGTCTAACCCCCAGCACGCCAGCGCGCTTTCCTGGTCCCGTCGCTCAACCTGACCATAGCAGCCATTCTTCTGGCCTTTGGTTAGACGACAATCACGGCCACCATCTTTAATCCACCAGCGGATTGCCTCGCATGCACCGATGCGGTCACCTGCGTTGATACGCTTATAGAAGGTCGATGGGAAGCATTTACCGGGGCCAATGTTATACGGGCAGAAGGATGCGATACCCACCTTCTGTGGCTCTGTCAGAGGCACTTTGATATTACGATCAACCCAGGCTAATGCCTTATCGCGTTCAATAGCATTAACCTTCCGACATTGTTCCTCTGTGGCCGTCATGCCTTTAACAACACGCTTGCCATCGATAACGGTCACGCCGTGACATAAAGACCAGACCCCACCCGGATCAACAACGGCCACCAGCGCATTGCCTTCTTTCTCGCTGATGAATTGGTCGAAAATGAGTGGAGCAGATGCCCCTGACGCGATTAGCGCCAGCACTGCTGCGCTGAGCTTTGCTTTGTTCGACATCATTCACCCCGCGCAGCTTTGCGGCGATCCGCTTTAATTTGGAAGTACAGACTCGTTAACCACGTCAGCAAACCAAACATGAGGCTACCGAGCACACCAATGGCCGCCCATTGAGATGGGGAGACTTTATCGAGGAGCTGAAGCAACCAGTATCCGGTCCCCCCTCCCGATGCGCCGTATGCAATACCCGTCGTGATTTTTTCCATTCGATACATGCTCTCACCTCGCTACGTTGCGGGTGTCCAGTTGAGGTAATAAAAAGGGCCGCGATAGCGACCCAAGCTTTTATTCCCCTGCCAGCTGCCTTACCTCACTTACCGTCTGGTTGAAACGTTCCTCTTCCAGTTCTACGCCGATAGCCTGGCGGCCGAGTTCAATGGCTGCTTTAACTGTCGATCCCGAGCCCATAAAGAAATCAGCTACCACATCGCCGGGCCTGCTGCTGGCGTTGATGATTTGCCGCAACATATCAGCTGGTTTTTCGCACGGGTGTTTACCTGGATAGAACTGGACTGGTTTATGGGTCCATACGTCCGTATATGGCACGGCAGCTGTCACAGAGAAATGCCGCCGAAGTGATTTGTACTCTTCGAGCAGCTCTGAATATTTGCGATTCAACGAATGCCACAGTGCCACCAGCTGGTGGTGTGGTGTTGCCAGTTCGCCGTTCTGGTGCTTTTCGATGGCTACCTGCGTGAAAAGGGACTGAAGTTTCCGGTAGTCTGATTCATTCGGTAATTGCCACTGGCTACCGCTGAACCAGTGAGACACCATGTTCTTCTTTCCAGTCGCATCGGCTATTTGTTTTGAGGATATGCCAAGCGCTTCACGTGCATCCCGGAAATAAGAAATTAGGGGAGTCATTACATGCTGCTTCAGCTCGCTTCCCTTCTCAGCATACCCGTCGCTCTTTGGTTTATACGGCCCCTGGTAATGCTCAGCGAACAGGATGCGCTCTGTTGCAGGGAAGTAAGAGCGCAGGCTCTCTTTATTACAGCCATTCCAGCGACCCGACGGTTTAGCCCAGATGATGTGGTTCAGGATGTTGAACCGCTCACGCATCATGATCTCAATGTCTGCCGCAAGGCGGTGACCGGAGAAAAGATAAAGACTGCCAGCAGGTTTAAGCACTCGCCAGAATTGTGCGAGGCACATATCAAGCCAGCGAAGATAATCCTCATCCCCTTTCCATTGATTGTCCCAGCCGTTGGGTTTCACTTTGAAGTACGGGGGATCCGTGACTATCAGGTCAATGGAGTTATCAGGGAGAGTGGCGATGTATTGCAGGCTATCAGCGTTGACTAACTCAACACTGTTTATATTTACAGTATTTTTCATAGATCAATAAGCGTAACTCTGATAGGCTCTCTTTGCTTTTGCGCTAAAGCAATGGGCCTTGGTTAGCTTGTGACCTGAAAGCATGAGCTGATGGCTGGCCGGGTGCTACAACACCCTCCAGCCGCCCATTTCCACAGCAGATTCCCTCCAGTCCGGAGGCGTTTAATAAAACAGATCAGAATCACTGATAACTCTTACCACCAGCTTTTTTTTCGTTTCCTCGCATATATCCTAATTTATTGATCGGCGTCTCTTACATCCGTATAGGTTTAGCGATAAATGTTAATTGCCAGTTATTGCTGGCTTAAACATTCAATGGAGGAAAAATGTTATCAGCTAAAGATGATGCGTACATTTTAAAATCAGATGGGGCAAAACTTGGTCCCTACAAAGCTAAGTTTGCTGGTGATACGGTCATTGTGAATGACCCAATGGCAGATATCGAAGATGGTGATACTGTCATGCGTATCTTGCCCAATGGAAAAGAAGAGCATAAAGAAATTCACAAAGCTAACTTCTATGACCATGGTATTGGTGGATTTGGCCCTCACTTTCAGCTTAAGGTCGGTCCTAAAAAAACAGTCCCTGCCTTTTCATCACAGCAAATCAATATTCATGGTGGTCATGTTCAGATCGGAAATCATAACCGCCAAGAGATTACCACTAGCATCGAGACCTTGAACAATCTCATCAATAGTTCCCAGGCTACTACCGAGCAAAAGGAAGAAGCAAAGGGGCTGCTGCGCAAGTTGGCCGAGCATCCACTTATTACGGCCATAGCCGGTGGCGCTATCGGTCTTTTTTAAAAATACAAAACCCGCTCAGTGGCGGGTTTATATACTTTTGGCAAGATATCAAATTAGCTTCAAATATCGCTTATTTTGTTGCATTTTGCAAGCCTAATTGAGGGAGTTAGTGAAAGTTATCTCACATTTCCGCCACTTTCAGTTCTTGGTACTCTTCGTACCGTGACAAAATTTCGCTTAGTGCCTGGCTATCCATATCAGTAAACGACGCTTTGAAAGCCGCCCAGTGGCCTGAATACACTCTGAGCCAGGTGGAACGCTCAACGCTGACCATGCGCGCCAGAGCTGCACCAGCATACTCCTGA